AGCACCTGTAGTTGAAGAGAAAGTTCGACGTAAGCCTGGACGCAAACCTGGACCTAAACCAAAGAAATGATCATAACACCACAAAACTGTAAAGTCTTTGCTGCAAAGTATTATGACAATCCGTTTTGTCTGAATGAGTCGGAATTCAATTCCGACTTGTTTAGGTCGAGTACCATAAAGAAACTGATAACGACGTATGCTAAAAACGACCTCACAAATATACGGTTGCTAGTCAATACTGTTATCAGTTTCTTTAATGTATTTGAGCACCATGCTGCAACATCCATTATAAAATTCAAGTTATCAGTGGATCAATATCCCACAATCAATTCACTACTAATGTTTTTGTCATTACCTATGATTGATGATTATGGTTACGACAAAGAATTATTCATTAAGTTAAGAGAAGAGTACAGATGAGGACATTTATCGAGTTCAACGAAGACTGTAAAGTCAAAGAGTTCATTGACGCATACAAGGCGCAATTAGATGATCCTGGCTCACTACAGCGAGTACAAGAGTCCGATGCCGTAGCTAACACTACAGACGGTGTAGCAGCAGTTGATGCACAACCATTCAAGACGGGCACGATTGCGGGATGTAACTACATCGAAGTCGACTTTGATACATACAATAAATGCAAGTTCGGTAAGAAGCACTATGCTCGATGGGATAAGTATGTTGAGGATGAGGAGTTGCGCGGATTCATTCGTTCCGAATTTGCAAAAACTAAGTCTCTAATGATTGTGAATCGAGAAACTACCGCAGCAACATACTTACGAAGGTAATATGATGACAAGGATCACATTAACAGTATCAGCGTTGCTACTAATTGCATTGATAGCAATGAGTACACTGTATGTAAAGCAGTCGAAAGAAGTCGCATTGCAATTATCCTATATTAGCGAGTTGCAAGGTGCGATTGTCGACTTGAATCAGCAGATCATTGATGAAGTTGATGAGAATAAGCGAGTTGTGATCGAAAAGGAATCCATCGCATCGTCGTTTAGACTCGTTAAGGGTGAACTCATAAAATTGAAGGGTCGACGTGTTGAGGATCCTGAAGCAGTTAGAATTGCAGTGCAGAAATCGTATGATACGTTTGTGGGCGATATACAATGCATCACAGGAGATTTACTAAAATGCGAGCGTTAGTATTAGCAGTATTGTTAGTCATTGTGTCAGGCTGCACTCAAGCGCCTATAAAGACGATATCTGAACCTAAGCGTATAATTCACCCTGAAATGCCTACACCTGTATCACCATATGCATTTGATTGGAAGGTTGTTGTCATTGATGGTGAGAATGTTGTCATAGGATTAAGTTATGATCAATCAATCGACTTTAAGATATTCTTAGAGGACGTGAAGCGTTACATTAGCGAATCGAATGTGATTCTATGTTCGTACAGAAAAGATTTAAAAGAGAATCGATGCACGAAAGCTATTGACAAGTGAATGCCTAACCATTACACTAAAATCAAATTAAAGCGAAGAGTGAAATTGCCATGAATAGTCAAGATATTAGAAATTTAGCATTAATCTGTATAGGTATCGCTGTAGGATGCCTGATCTCTATCGCGTCGAGTATGTCATTCCAAGATGAAGTTGACGATCAAGCACATTATTGTTCAATGGTCGAAAGTGGTGCGTGGCCTGACTATCGTGAAAACTACTATGATGTATGTCTATGATTAGTCAGTTTGGAGGGTACGATTTAGTACCCAATGATCTACTCACAATTAAGGTTACCACGAAGACTAAACGATCTTTGTGGGTTATGTTGACTGAGGGGATATTCACTAAAAGCTGGAGGCCAACTGTCAAGTATGATGTTACAGTTGAAACTAAACCTGATACTCGCATAATCATTACAGACGATAAGATCATAGCTCACCCTGATATTATCAACGATATCATTACTCGAACGTGAAAATGGCGCATTAAATGCGCCATTTCTTTATACTACAGTTATTGAGCTAGGGTGGAACCTCATACGCTTTCCTGGGTTGTTGATCAAATCGCCCACAACAATATCCTTGAATGTGTCAGTTTTGTATGTCTCATCTTCATAAACATACTTCCAGTCTTCAATATAACCTACTCGGCTATAAAGCGAAACAATAGATTCGTCAGAAACGTCAGCAAAAGTCTTGACATTCAACTTGTAGTCAATATCTCGAATCATAAGCTTAATCAATTCAAGGATATTGACTTCACCGATCATCTTCATTCCCGCAGGGTGTAATAATCGCATTACCACGTCACGATATTTGTCAACGTCGTAACTCGCTTTAATTACATATGAGAAATCTTGATAATATTCAGAATCTTGTAGTCGTTTACTTGATGATAAGAATCCATCATCATTAAAGAAGTATCCTGGTATTTTCATTGTCACACTAGGTTCAAGAGTCAACTGAGCACCTGAGCCACCTACAGTCGCCGATAGAGGTTGACTTTCAGTGATACCAAAAGGTGTGTCAATAACCTTGACTGACGATATCGCACGAACTCCGTTATTCGTTCTATCAACGACAATCAACCCTTTATATACAGGGAAGTCTACAGTCACAACGTCACCCACTGATAACTCAGTTGATGTCATATAGATTCCATCGTAGCTGAAGTTTGTGAAGGGTGCACCATTGCGAGTCGCTAATAATTCATAGTTTTCAAATAGTGTCTTGAATCGAACGTCAAGTATATTATGCTCTGTCACTGTATGAGTTACAGTGAACGTAGGATCGCCTTCATATTCAATGATGTTATCGAGCGCGTAGTTGAAGCCACCCTCAATGACATTGACAGTTGGCCCAATAGGCAATATCCACTCACGCTTACCGTCAGATTCAATAGGGTAATTCAAATCGAATGTCCCTTCAATATCAGTCAAGTAAACCTCTGAGAATATAAACTTATTCGCATACCGATTAATGATTCGGTTGACAGTTGCACTTGCTCCCTCAAATACACCTGGAGCAATCTCCCGAGTCTGAGTGACTTTGCGGTATAAGAATGTTTCAGCATTACCCCGATTCGTCACATACATTAAGACTTCATCGTCAACCCACTTACCATCTGATACTCTGAGTACATCGACTTTAGGATAATATATCTCAATTGAATCGCCAAACAGAATCTTAAATAAGAATTTGAATGACTTTTGAGAACCTAGACTTTGGAAGAACTGCTTCGAGAATCGAATCAATAGCTCTTTGTCAGCCAGCACCTTTTCGGGTACTGACATTAAATACTCGCGCTTCATCATATCAACGTATTCATTCATCGACTCTTTGAAATCTAAGTACGACAAATGTTTGTTTAAATGATTGTAGGGCGAGTCTTCAGATTCAAGCCACTCATAATATGCACTTAAAAACTCAACGAATAGTGGATAATCTTCATTGATGTATGACGATACTTGACCTGGAATTGAATGATGAATGCTCATTATAATCTCCGATCGTCAAGAAGCGATACGACTGAGTTGTCAATGTACACGACTTTATTGCGTCGAGTATAGAAGTTATCATCTTCTAATTCGACTGTCACTTCTAGTTCTGCATCATTCAATATCATTACAGAAAAGTTCAATGATCCTGTGATGTAATCAATTTTACCTACATTGACTGACTTATTCACACCACCTTTATCGTAACTCATGACGATGTTACCTAAACCATCATCGTACATTAGCTGATTGGATGCATTAGTGTCGAATATCGCATCCTTGATTAATAAAGTACCTTTACGAATCTCATTCACAAAGTCAAATTCATACCTAGATTGTAATCCTACTTTAGTTTGGAATTCGATGAATGCAGTCTTATCAATTTCAACTGAATATACAGAGGGTACGTCTTGTTGGATTTTTGATACTAGTAGGCTATTATTGTACCAGAAGTCGAATGTGCGCAAAAACTCATCATCGTACTGAGTGATAGCACTCTGCAATCGCGTCGACACTTGATTAAACGTTTCGCTATTTTGAGTTTCGTTAAATAATACGCCCACATTCAATCTCAACCCAATATACTCTGCATCTACAATTTCAGGTGTAATTCCCGTTACTGCATACTCACTAATCTTATTCTCAATGATAGTCTTTACTGAATCTGCGATCACGAACCCTGCTTCAGGTATCGCGCATAAAAATATTCTACCATAGTAAGGTGGATTATTGCGCTCACCACCCCAAGCCTTAGCGGATTTTATGAATGGGAACTCGCGAATCATTATAGTCTCATAATCAGTATCACGCACAGCACGGTTCTGAGCTTCATACACTCGTGGTGCAAGGAACTTCATACGTTCTATGGAGTCACGCTCTGCGCCACCGTATGCCTCAGTTGTGACGGTCACAGTGATGTTCGAGTGCCCTTCAATGGGTGTTGCAGCGATAAGATTCTTCAAGCCATTTGCGCTATTCTTTTCGACTGAGACGAATGACAATTCAATTACTGACTGGTCGGTGGGTTCTTTTCCTAAGATATTCTTACCGAACTCGACTGTATATGTACCTAGTGACGACTCTGACAAGTAATATACTGTACTGTCAACGTCAACGTCGATGATACTTGTTGCAACTGCATATTCGGCTGCATCTACAGACGTTAAAGAATCACTTACCCACATGCGCAAAGTAGATGTATCAATAGTTGTATGAGGGATATCAATCTTGCGTGAACTTGTAGAGTATGCAAACTTCTTACGAATTAAGTTACCCTGCTTTAGTTCGACATTATCCGCGTAGAAATTACCATCGATAGGGTCCTTCACTAAAGTCACATCATTAGTATTTGTGAATGTGTATGTGTCATTACCTACTGTTGCAATAAATGATGATCCACGCACACACGTCAATATAAACGATGTCTGAGGTTTTGCAGGTGTTACTTTAAGCGACACTACGCATGTACTTGCAGTTTGTGACTTAGGTATATATGATAACTTTTGGGCGTGACTTACAACGCTTGCACGCAACTGCGCTGAATCAAGAAATGATTCAGTTGCAGTCATGTTTGCCATATATGCAATGTAGTGAGTGTTTCGTACTAATAGATCAATGATCGTATTAAACGCGGACCCTTCATAGTTGATATCACTAAATTCTGGTTTTGTTTGTACGAAGTCGATCAGTGAACGCTTTAATTCATCTGGATCGTAGGATGTGATGTTCAGTGACATATTAATACCTAATTTAGAAAACTTATAATGATATTATTTATCATCGAATTCTTGAAACTGGTATTGAAACTGATTGTTCATTAGGGTCATTCAATTCAGTGTAATAAATTCTAACCTCAATGTCATTATTCCCACTGTCATAAACTTCAACATCGATCAACTCAACACCTGACTCGAAGTTTCTAATACTATTGCTGATGTTTGTTTTAAGTTGATTAGCTGTTAATAGCGTAATGTTCTCAAATAGTGCACCGTCAATGTTTGTCCCTAACTCGACGTTGAATCCTCGGTCATAGTAATTTGTGCGAACGATGTTAATCAGCGATTGCCGTACAGCAGACGATCCTGATTTTGTGGCAAGATCACCTGTAAGAGGGTGAGTCTTGAATGATAAGTCGATATCTTTTCTCATAGCAGTTTATACCTTAAATTAATACTAGACCGTTTGCAGACTTTCTATGGTTAAAGAACGTCATTACTTGATAGCGTTGTTTGCCTCTAGTTAACGATACGTGAATCCACGGTAGACGTGTCCCCGTATTCTTAAATTCTAACAGTAGTTGATCGTGAGGTAAGTTAGATTTAATCCATTGAGCCATTTCAAAATAGCCTTGTTTAGATAGACCTGGAACTTGAATATCAATCGCCTCACCGCGCTCATGTTGACTACGCCCACTACCATGCCTAAATGCAGACGTTACCATCATCTTAGGATATTGTGCACGCAAGGGCTCAATCACGTTCTCAGCAATGTTCTTCAAGTTGCATATAATCGTATCTCGTGTCAGTCCTGCTTGATCTTTGATCGTATATTGTGATACAACTGCACCGATAGAGACACTACGTAACTTAACATTAGGTGATAGCATTGCATTATAGTCAACGTTGCCATTGACAATAGCTGCACCACATTCTACGACTTCAGCTTTAGTTTCCACATTAGGAGTCTCATCCTTTTCTGTAATTTCTGGAGGCGTTGTATCTTGAATCTTAATAACATCGTCAGGTGTTAAGAATCCATTTTCTAAACCGAACTGAACGACTTCTGGAGTATAACCCGTATCCTCTGCTGCAAGTGAGAACACATTTGCAGGTGTAGGCGCGAATCCTATAGTTGCACCTAATGGATTACCCGATAGACCTAAACCCGGCATAACGTCTTGATGGACGTGATATGCACCGCTCACTTGAGCACTAATGTGATCATTCGCATTCGAAATACCGTACACGTCCATATTAGGTACGTCGAACACTACGTTAGACGCCTTGACGTAATATTCACCGCCTACAGATAGTCTATAATCGCCCGTCACTACAGCATTCAAATTACCTTTGACGTATACGTGGTGACCTCCCAAATGAATCTCGAATGAATCACCTACAGTCTTTTCTACTTTCTTACCGTCAGGGTGAATCTCTTCAAATGTGCCTGACTTATGAAAAATAGTAACGCGCTCTGCACCTGGAGTATCATCATATTCCATAACGTGCCCTGATTTAGACTGGAACACATTATTATGAGGGTATTGTGTAGCATATTGCGTTGCAGGTTCACTCCACGTCTCACCACGAGCGTCAGGAACGCCACTCGCAATGCTCTTACGCAACGATTCAACGTAAGCGCCACCTTCACCTGTAGCAATCGTTGAAACGTCAGTAGCGCCACCTGGCGCACCGTTAAATGCACATAATATAATACCGTTCTGCTTATCGCGGTCAATATAGAACCCGAATACAAATGATCCCTTCATATACCCTGTAGGGCTCATACCGAATCCTGAAGTTGCTGCACTATTCGACACACCCGAAGAAAACCACTTTAAATTCTCAGTAGGTAAAATACCTGTACTAGCACTATTATACCCATACACTCGAACTTGATAACGTCCAGATTTAATAGGGTCATTGACGTTTTCGACGACACCAAAGAAGGGTGTAAAGTTATCACTTTCAATCATGCGATCTGTTCCTCAAATGAATCTTTCATTAATCGAATTCGTTGGTTATACATCTTTCCAGTAAGTACATGCTTTATTTCTGCAATTAAAAACTTACCCGATGCTGTGTCTATACTCTCGCTCTTGAAGTCTTCACTCGAAAATGCAGGTATAGTTGCAGTACATACGTCACCTACTTTGATGAACGATGCACCAAATACACCAATATTTACATTAGCAGTCGATGCCTTCAATAACTTCATTCTATTCTTTACAATGGCACTCTCATTCTGCTCACGCACATTCACATACTGCATTGACAATTTATCGCTATAATCAGGATTTGCAATATCAGCGATGGCATTCGGTGTATTACCTAAACTATTCACTTTATCAAAATCATCTTGAGCATTATAGTTGACTACAGTTAAAGACTTATCGACTATAGACAAATAAGCCCACGATGAACCATGTTGCCCATCGTCAACGTCGTTCATATACTTATTGGGTGCGTCGATTTGAAAATCTTGGAATGTATTAAATGATTCTTCATGTATATTATTTGCGTCTGCATATGCAGCAGATGAACTATATCTGTATTCAATTATAGGCTCTTGTGTGTATAAGTCCTCAATTGAAGTGAACTTGAATTGTTGATTATTTTCAAAAAATAAGAACCCAGTCTTACCACTCGATGATATAGCGCAATCGACAACCATCTGAATGCTTGTAACTGCTTGCTGTCCTGTGAATAGAAAATTCTCAATATTGCGAGTAGGAGTCGATTCTAAAGATTTGGCTTTGAATGGAACGCCTCGCTTAATCTTATCGAATATTGCTTGCACGATACTGTCACATGTTGTGTCATATCCTGAAAAAATACGATTACTTTTAGAATTGATGACTTCAGGTGATGCAAAGTGTAACGTAAACCCGCTTGTGTGGTCGTTTACCTGCGATGGCTCACTAATGTCATACACTGTACCAGTAACATGGATCGTGGCGTCTACACCCGCTGTAGCCCATTCTAGTAGCACAGTCTCACCGAACCCTAGTGCATACTTCTGTCGAATGTTGTTTGTGTCGATTATTGAGATATTGCCCGACATTCCATGCTCAAAAATTGACTCATATACCGCAGCATCTACGAATGAGGGCGCAATGTCTAGTTCAACTGGATTATTAGTATTGGTGATAATCACAGCTTTACTTAGTTGATATTCACCACTGCGAGAATACTTCATACTTTAAACACCTTGCTTCATGAGTTCTTTGTGGCGATATACAAGATCACCTACCAATTCTGGCAGTAATAATTTAATACTACGCTTATCATTATTTAAACGTGACTCATACTCATAATTCGTGATAGGTAATCTATCATATGAGGGCGTCATTGTAGCACACGCATATTCACCTGTCGCCATATGCTCATAATGATGTATTGCATAAGGATCATCATACTTTGAGTTGATGTACTGCTCAAGTTCGTACTGTGACCGTGGCCATTCCTCGAATACGTTGATTATATCATTGAATTGTAGTATCACCCAACTTAACTGAGGATCGTCGTAGAATCGATCTGAGACGTTTTCAGGCGTATCAGTGTCTTGTATGTCATACATGTAGTATACAGCAGGGTTATTCTTGAACGATTCATCGATTGATACTCGACGTGTCAAGTTTATCTGCAATTCTTTATTATATCGCACTAGTGAGAATGTACTGAAATAACTCATATTAAAATCCTGCTAAAATGCGGTTTTTGTCAATTACTTCTAATTCAGTCAGACTCAAGCTGATTGTCGTCGAGAATGCACTACCGTCTTCAAATGCAGCAAAGTGACTATCTGAGCCATATTGAATGTTTAAGTCAGTTAGTGCACATGTGGATATCTTAAACAGCCATTCGTTCTCTTGACCATCTTTTTTCAAAAATGTGATATCAAACGTCGACGGGTATGCCCAATACAGATTAGCGCGTGCTAGTTTCTTCTCAGGTGCACGGTGGAACTTTAGTGTTTCAATAATCTCTTTGATCGTTTCTTGTTCTGCTCTTGATCGAGGGATGAATTTGAATGAGAAGTTGAATGTACGATTCGATACACCCTCAAACAACACTTCAACGTAAGGGTTCTCAACCATCTGATTAGACCACGTATACGCTTCCTTGGTCTTACCTGGAGTCAGTGTATCAAGTACCTTCACGCCCGTCATAGTCAACACTTCAGGCAATACTTCCTTGCCGATATTGAATATGTCTTTGTATGAACTGAATTCACCTAGATCACCTGTCGACTTCCATGCATCGACTACAGCACCTGCAAGGCCTAATTCAGTTACTGCCCAATTCGATTGATAGGACGTTTGAACTGTGGGAGGCATATGCAATGCAATCGATGTATCAACTCTGACTGTATTGCCAGAAAAGTGCTTTGATAGTGAGTTCGATCCTGCTTGTTCTACTTTAGCATTATCACCTTCTACGACTCGATACTGCTTTCCTGCAAATGATGAACCCGATATCGCGTTGATGTTGATCAACATGATATTCTGAGTTGAATCAATGTCAACGTCGAGTGGGAATTTTAAAATCTTGTATTTACGTTTACCTTGATCGAGCTTTGAACCTAAATTCTTCAGTCGACTATTTCTTGTTCTAGGAGCCATTACAAATACCTCAAAAATTTAAATCTTTTTCTGTGACTATCTTAAACGCCCAACCTTTCTTTTTGCAGTAGTTGATTGCAGCTTCCCATTTGGCACAGTTAACCATATACGTCATAGTCTCATTAATGACTGTTGACTTTTTTCGATTTGATGTCTTAGGTGGTTGTGTTTGCGCCCAAGGCTTAATCTCAATTAGTGTGACTTGCTTTGTGTTTGATACAACGAGGATATCAACAAAGTATCTGTGCATCTTCATGTCTACGGGACTGAAATATGGGATGACGACTTCCTCACTCACATATCCCATGACATTAGGTGACTCATCGAGTTTCCTTAAAAACTTCAATTCCCATGATGATCTGTAGATAATATTTGTAGCGTCACCCATATACTTTTTGGGATTGAGTGGTACAAACCTACCCTGTTTATATTTTCTAGCCATATTATAGTCATTCTGCATTAAGTGATAATATGCTTATTTAGAATACAAAGAGGTGTGCAAACCGACATATTAATAGCCTATTAATGGCCGTTACAGGCGCATGAAAATATTTTCAAAAAGAGCTTGACAGCAATTGATTTTTATCATTATAATGATTTTGATCTTATAAAGTCTTTAACTGATTGCAATCGATTGCAACTGATTATAGAGCCATTAATGAAATATATTTGAAAATATTTTCAAAAAGAGCTTGACGGCAATTGATTCTATCATTATAATGATTTTGATCTTATAAATTATTAACTGATTGCAACTGAT